GGGCAGGCCTGCTCTATAAAAGAACAGGAAGTTGAGTTTGTGATTTATAACGACGAGGTGAACTGCCCCAGGGTGATACCTGTATTGTTTCCTCGCCGGGTCATACATCATTCCTTAACCACTGAAGCGGAAGATGCGTTTTTCGGTTATGCTTTTCTGTTTCCAAACGTTTTGAACCTTTTTATAATAAGAAATTAACAACTTATGAAAGAAATAAGTAAGAACATATTGAATTTAACTAATCTAGATAATTAATAATATTTTGTATTTTGTATGTACATATTTTCAGAATTCATAATAGAGAGATTATTTTTGTGTTTTATATTTTCTTTTGTTTTTGTGTTGGACAGCATAAGCGGTGGGGTGAGTCACTACGTCACCATTGGTTGGGGGAGAGCTAAGTACCAGTATTGGCTTCTCCATATCTGAGTGGAAGCATCCACATAGAGTAGGTATTCGCACCAGCATCATTGCGGTAGACAAAGGCATTCGATAACGATGCGGACATTGCTGCCGAGTGAGTGGGGAAAACATACGCTGCGGTGGCGCTTGAGGCCATAGCCCATACCACCACACCGTTCACATGTGACCATGCGGTTTGGGTGGCGACTATTTCAAGATCCCAGCTAGAGATTATCGTGGAGCCATTACTTACATATACGAATTTAACCAGTGCGCCTGGAGTCAGTCCATACCCTGTGATATTCAAAATCACTGGGGTATTGATCGTAGTGGCTACGTCAGCAACACTCTTCAGAGTGTAGGACGTATCATACGGTAGAAATGACTTGCGCATGCTCAATACCGGTTCGGTAAACTCGATGTTGTATGAGATGGAGAGATAACCTGGAGCGGCTGCGTTGGTGTTGGTGTAGCACAGCAAGGTACCCCCGGTGCACTCTTTGAAATCCGTCACAAAAGCCGGGTCGACAAACTTGTTGCCGTGCCCGGGTTTTGGTGTGATTGAAAGAGGCTGCCATATAGGGCCAAGCATTGAGCCACGCGCACTCATCGCAGAAGAGACGAACGCCGTATTCGAAGAGTCTCTGGTGGACTCATACGGATTCGGTTGATACGTGAGCATCACTTCGCCACTGGTTGAGGTTGACAAACACGGTCTGTAGTGCACGCTGATCGATAAGATACGGAATCTTTCAAACAGTCTAGTGTACTGTGCCACGAGTGTCCCAGCAAAGAAGGTTGGTGAAAACTCAATTGCGCCCGCCAGCTCCCAGGAGGAAGATGTGTTCGTAATCAAAGTTGTCACCAAGTCAGTACCGCTGACCACTACTCCATTTGCGATTGAGCGCAGAGCCGGTTGAGCACTGCTACTGTAAATCGTACCAATCGAAGTAGGAGGGGTAACGGTGCGAACGATGTTCGCAGTCTTGTTCGTCTTGCGCGACGTCGCATTCCGCGACGCTTTCTTTGCGCCATTGTTTCTTGTTTTAGGTGGCATAATTGATAGTTCCACGGGGTTAGTAATTCCGGGTGATGATTCAGCGAAATTATCAGGTTTTGGTAAACGTCTGATACTTTTATTTCCTCTGAGCTGAAGCTTCTCTAAGGAGCCTTCTAAGTTTGGTAAAGGATTGAGAAAGTCACGGAGCATTCCTTGTGTTCCCACAAGTGATCCAGCAATAAATCGTTTAGGATCTGTGGCGTCAAAATTCTGCCTTGCAAATATGTAATCTGCAGTCGAATTGGGGCCAGAAGTTGCGTAACTAGCGTCGTGTTCTTTACACGTACTGTCGAAGTCGTCAATGGGTTCGATTGAACCTACAACGGAACTTTGATATTTATTGTCTGACCAACCGGGACCACAGTAAGCACCGTGGTAGCGGAAAGTAATTGTTTGTTCAAATTCTCGGTGGTAAACCGAGAGGGTAGATATGTTGGTCTGTATGGGATCCAGCGACCAGCTGGACTATATATCACTTATTACCGCGTTCATGCGGCGGCGCCGTATAGTCTCTCGACATTTTGTTTAGTACGGAACTATTAAGCAGCATCGACTGCACCGTTTTGGGCCTCTAAATAAGCAACCCCATGGGATCTGGTTGCGTACACTCCCTATATAGGTAATAGGTTGACAAATTTGTGTACTCTTCTGGGTGTATAAATATATCACTGATATTCACCATGTTATCATAATATTCCTCTAGACTAACTTGCCTCTCGTAAGAAATCCCCCAGGACTCCTCAACTTGGATACGCGTACTGTCATCTACGACCAGTCCGCGACGATGCATTCCTTTTTCCAGCATCCGTTTTCCTTCACCCAGCTCAGAGAGGGTGTAGGGCCGTGGCTCAACGCCATCGGCACATCTCAACATCATGCGATAAAACGAATCAAGGATGGGTATTCCGCCAGCCAAAGACAGCCCTCCAGTTCCCACTGCGGCCATCCAAGCTTTCCCCTCCTCATTCGTCATCCATGCTGAACAAGATAACGGATCTTTCCAAAGACAAGTTTCTATATTACGTACCATGATGCCACCCTCTGGTGTGAGGATGGGTCTTAATTGGCAAAATTCAAGTTGATGCAGTTTATCGACAACCGCACCAACTTTAATCACAAACCCATATTTTAGATAATGCGCACTCGCGGCATTTGTCAATTTCTCGACATCATCCGCCTCAATGATAAGACTACAATCATCTCCATTATTCCCTAGTGCTGCTCTTATTCCAAGATCATGCACTAGTTGTAATGTGACTGTACTCATTATCAAGCAATTACCTAAACCAGTGTTCATATCACCACTCATTCTACCGCCATTGGTAGTGTATTTCATGGTGCCATCTTCAACGGCCGCGGAACATTTATTGTGCAACTGTTTCTTAAGTAGTTGCGCAAATTCAACGTCCCTGCAAATTCCATTGTAGACGGAATGCTCAAATTTAAGAGCATCAACGGACACTGTGCTGTCGAAACTTTCTCCATCTAAGTCAACAGCTCTCGGGTTTCTGAATGAATTCCACTTCTTGTCGAATTCAGTGTATATGTCACTAGCATTGATACCTTTCAATATAGTCCTGGATCCAGTATCGAAATGCTGATTCCAAACATGGTCGACGGCATTATAAATACGATGTTCAATCGGTTTAAGATGCCTGCCGACTAATATGTTGTATATTGGGTGACGTGGAGATATCATACGTGGTTTGTTGTTCCATTGTGGTTTGATTTTAGTCTTCTCATCAGTTTTGATTTTGCATTTGATTTTAGCAAATGCCGGTTTGTAGCCACAAATCTGATAATCGTCTAGAGCTCGCCTATACCGATCTCGTTTAGCTTTGATATCATACGACTCGACAAATTCGTCGAGTGTGTATGGGGTGGAATGGTTAACTTGTTTAACAATACTCTGCTGGATCCAACGCATATTATTATACGCGCGCGGGTCCGGCTGGGGTATCGGTTTCGGCAAGTTGGTTGTTTTGTCCAACATCTGCAGCACACGGGTGCTAGCCGCGACTGCGAGATTGTGGATGTTGTTGGTAAATAGAACAGCTAGTGTCGGGTGTCGCACGCCAGATACGACCCCGAGTTTCCTTCTTTTCACGATTCCCATCTTCTTGTGTATCACGAGAGCCGGGTGAGGGAACGGTTCTAAACCGGTATCCTGGCTCCACACAGAGAATAGGCCCCGTCAGTTAAGACGGGAGGATACGACCATTTCACTACGTGTCATGCGTCGCATTCTCGCCCGTCTCACTGCTACAGAGGGTTCCTCATCATCAGAGGTATCAACATTACCACATACAATGTGTTTCCAGAATCCCAATTTTACATCGGTAGTTCTGTAACCTCCTTGATCTAAGAACATTAAATTGGCAATGTAATATAGATGGTCGGACACAAAGTTGAATGGTAAGTCATTTTCTTCCATGAAAAGTTTTGCTTTCCGACGCACTTCTGCCTCGGTTGCTTTGTTTCTCGGGATATCAGCAGGGAATTCTGTCTGAAGAAAATTAATGATGAAGTTGTAGATGGCAAGCTCATTCGCAGGGTCAAAACAATCAAGGTGTTTGATTGATTGTAGGACACAATGTCCTTTGGCCATATAACCCATGTCGGCGATGTCTTGGATCTCCTTTTCCTCAGACACGACGATATCATGTTTTTGCCCATGGCCAACCAGATAATCTACGAATAATTTGAGTCTACTCACTTTGCGTGGAGGTTGCGGTGCCTTCTTACGAAGCCACCGGAACATCTTCAGCCGTGATAGCTCTTTACGCCACTCTGTAGTGGGTGGGGGTACCATGGTTATGGCGTCGTCGCCCCTATCAGTCGTTGGGACTGCGGGAGTTATAACCATGGTGGTGTCAGGCATAGCAACCGCATAGTGTGTTGGTCTATGCGGCTCAGCCTCAACCGTGTGAAATGGGATAGGGAAGTCGAGTGGCGTGTCATACAGCGCCGCTCGTTCTTCCTCATCAACCACTTCGAATTCCATTACTGGAATCACGGCATTGTCTTCTTCGATTTCCACGTCAGGAGTGACTTGGGCAACCACAGGGTGGTGTACCTCGATCACATCCTGACGTCGGACACCCGAATTGTTCGGACCAGTCCCTGCACCGCGCCTACGTCGACGACGACGACGGGCGGGCAGTTCTGGTATCACCGGAACAAAACTGGCGTCCATGCTTGGAAAAGCGAGCGTTGTTGAATTTAGAACTTGTCAATAGTATAAAAGTCAATAGAAAGAAGAAAAGGGGGGTGGCAAAAGTTTGTG